AGTGCCGACGGCTGTGGGGTCGGGCAGCACGCGGACGGTGCCGACGGTGCGGCTGACGCGCTCGGCGCCCTTGGTGCAGACGAGGCTGGCGGTGTACGTGTCGGCCGGCCAGGTGGCCGTGGTGGCGCTGGAGGCGTCGAGGGCGAACTGCTCGCCGGCCACGGTACAGGCCACGACCTGGCGCGTGGCGCCGATGAGGATGAGCTGGGCGGCCCAGCCGGAGGCGGGCGGGCAGTCGCCCGCGTCAAAGCGCCAGGCGGTGCTGTCGCCGGCGGTGTGGGTGCTGGGCAGCGTGTCGCTCATGGCCCGGCACGATGCCGGGCGGGGCGGAACTCGGGGCGTTGAGTTGTTCCGGACCCTAATCTTTGGCTCGGGAGGCGGCGATGCGGTCCTGAATCCACTGATGGACATCAGACTCAGGCCACGCGACGGATCTCGGCGTCACCGACACACAGCCAGGGAATTCGCCGCGCTTCATCAGCATATAGATCGTGGTTTTCTTCAGCGCGGTCAGGTGTTCCACATCAGCGAGCTTCAACAGGCGATCGCGTCTGACTACTGGTGTTGGATCGGATACGAGATGCATAGCACACCCAAAGTTGACGGAGGAGCGCCGCACCGCCGGGGGGAGTCGGCATGTCACCAATGATCAGTCGGTGATGGTGCGGCACGGTTCAATTGAACTGCTGCGGGCGGAACAGGAATCGGCGAGTTGTTCCGCTCACCTGTCATGACTAACTATGCGCAACTGGCTCACGATCCGCCGCACGTAGCGGTCGGTCACGCCCAGACGCTCAGCGATCACCGCGTTGGGCAGCTTCTGCTGCGCCAGTTCGATGACGCGCGCCTTCGTGCTGACCGCCGGCCATCGGCTGATGTGGTGATGACTGCCGCCGAGCGCGGACCTGGCGCGGGCCTCAGCACTGATCAACGCCTCCTGGAATGCATCGGGCGGCGCGCCGCTGGCCTCGACGGCCTCGCGCACGAGCTTGAGGAAGATGGCGAGTGCGTCCATGGTGGTCCTTCAGCGGCGGCGCTGGGCGCGCATGCGCTGGATGCGCGCGAGGGTGGCGGCGGGGGATTCGGCAGCGGGCGCCGCGGCGGCCTGCGGCTCTTCGCGCTCGGGCTCCGGGGCCGGTGCAGGCGGCGCGGCGCCGAGGGTTCCGGCGCGTGACACGGCGCGGCCGATGAGCAGCGGCGCCAGGCGCACGGCGGCGAGGTTGTAGTTCATGCAGTCGAGCGCCTCGTTGCGGGGGCGCAACTGCACCCATTCCTTGAACGGCCGGGTGCCGCGGACCTTGGTGACGAGGCGCTCGGCGGCGAGCTGGGCGAAATACTCGTCGTCGAAGGCCGGCGTGTTGGGGAAGTGGATGTAGCCAGGGCCGGGCTCGGTGAGCTGCAGGCGGCCGTAGATGAGGGTCTTGGCTTGGTCTACCCCCACCGGCTCGGCCGCACGGCCACGCTTGCGGCGCTTGCGCAGGCGCTGCTTGCGGCGAAGCTCGTCTTCCACAAGGGGGCGGCCGGCGCCGTCCATGCCCATGATGGGCACGCACCAGGCGCGCTTCTCGCAGAAGTCGAGCACGACGCTGGTGTTGTAGCGGGCGTCGATGCAGCCGATGTGCACGCCGGCTTCGACGAGGGCTTCGTGCAGCTCGGTCCAGACGTCGGGTTGGGTGGTGTCGCCGGGCAGGATGAGGTGATCGATGGCCCACGCCTCTTCACCGGCGCCCCAGCCGACGAGGGTGACTTCGATGCGGTCCTTCTGGACGTCGCCGCCGAAGGTGATGAGGTGGACGGGCAGCGCGGCGGGGTCGTAGCTCTCCAGGCGGCCGAGCAGCGCGGAGGCCTCGATGCTGTCGCCGACTTCCTTCCACACCTCGCCAAGGTAGGTGTTGACGAAGGCCTTGAGCTCGGAGGTGTCGCCCTGGGCGTCGAGCCACTTCTGGGCGATCTTGACCCAGTTGAGGCCGAGGCCGGTGGGCGCGTACAGCGCGTTGAGGTGATAGCCGCGGTGCGCCTTGCGTTGCGGGCGCAGGGCGACCCAGCGGCCGGCGGCGAGCATGTCGGGCTTGTGCTTCTCGTCGATCTCGGTGCCGCAGTGCTTGCAGATGTACCAGGCGGCCAGCACCAGCAGGGGCTCGCCGGGCTGCTGCGGAGCGGTGCGCCAGCGCAGGCCGTGGGCCTTGCCGTCGCCGAACTCCAGGGGCTGGGCTTCGCCGCAGTGGGGGCACGGCACGTGGTAGCGGCGCTGGTCGCTGCGGCTGTAGCGCAGGGCGATGCGGGATTGGCCTTCGAGCGTCGGGGTGCTGACGCAGTAGGTCTTGGCGCGGCTGAAGGTGCGCTGGCGGTTCTCGATCAGCGTCATGGGGTCGCCCTCGCTGCCGACGTCCCACGGGAAGGCGTCGACCTCGTCGCAGATGACGTAGGGCAGGTGATCGGAGCGCAGGCTGTCGGGGCTGTTGGCGCCGGCCTTGATGACGCGGGCGCGGGCGCCGTACTCCAGCAGGTCGCCGCGGTTGCTGCGGTCGCGCCGGCCGGTGGGCGTGAGGCTGGCCAGCACGGGCGACTCCTCCAGCATCTTGGCCATGCGCGGGTTGAAGCTGCGGTCGCGCAGCTCCAGGGTGGGCACGACGACGAGCAAGTCCTTGTTGCCCAGGTGGTGCATGACGTAGCCGAGCCAGCAGTACATGGCTTCGGTGCCGCCCACACCGCTGGACTTGATGAAGGTGATGTCGCGCACGGCGCTGTGCTCGCTGAGCGCGTCCATGATCTCGACGAGGTAGGGCGTGAGCTCATTGCGCCAGGGGCCGGGGCTGTTGGTGCCGCTGCGCAGCCAGCGGTGGCGCTCGGCCCACTGGCTGACGGTGAGCAGCTCGCGGGGCGTGGCACCGCGCTGAAATGACTCACCGAGGGCGGGCTGCGCGGCGCTGACGGCGGGCAGGCCGCGGCCCAGCTCGACGAGCACCTCGTGCGCGGCGGCGCTCATGGCGTGGTGCGTCTCGGTCTCGTCGCTCAGGCCGGCCACGTCGAGCAGCCAGCGCTCGAGCAGCACGTCCAGCGCGCGGCTCGCCGCTTCGCGCACGGCCAGGCCGGCGCGCAGGGTGTCGGGCCGCGGCACGACTTGCGCCTCGGCCTGGCGGCAGGCCTGCTCGGCCTTCTGGGCCTGCAGGCGCTCGCGTTGGGCTTTGAGGTCGGCGAGGGAGACTGTCATGCGGACCTACATCCGAACGGTCGTGCCGAGCTTCGAGCACACGTAGGCCCGCATCGCGGCCACCAGAGGCGTCGGCCCATTGCCGAAGTGAAGGTGCGGCCCGTGCGCCGTGGCAGCCCACTCACCGCACGGGTTGGCGCTGCTTTCCTCCGCGTAGGTCGGCATCAACTCGATGCTGTTGGTCTCGATGATGGGGCCGCCCTGGCTCCACATCCGCGACGGGATGTACTGGTGCTGCAGCCGGCCGCACTCGTTGAGAACACAGCACTCGTAGAACGGGCCGACAGGGTTGTCCACCAGGTGGATGACGGCTTTGATGCCCTCCGCCTTTGAAACCGCCAGGTCCAGCAGCGGGCCCACCAGCTGGCCGACGACGTAGTCGTGCGGGCCGTCGAGGAACGCTCGCCCTGCCATTGCGCGGATCTGCTTCAGCGTGGCACCGCCACGAACGTCGAGCACCTGGGTCATTGTTGGTCCTTTTGGTGGAGAGTCAACGCGCCGTGCGCAGCGCCTGCGCCAGCGCGGCCTGGAAGATGGGCGCCGCCTCGCGCTTGACGGCGAGTTCGGCGGCGAGCTTGATGTCGAGCCGGGGCTCGTAGCGGGCCCACTGCACGAAGATGAAGACGGGCAGCAGTTCGCGCACGCCGGGGGCGATGCGCACGTCTTGGTAGATGCCGAGCTGCCCGCGGCCGCCGGGCCGGCCGGCGAAGTAGCGGTAGCCCAGGCGGGTGCGGGTGCCACGGGCCAGGCGGGCGCGGCTGGCTGCGGTGCTGTTGAGCTTGAAGCCCTTGCCCTGCTCCTGGAAGGCGCGGAAGTAGCTGAGGATGGCGACGATCTGGCCGCGGCTGATGTTGCCGTATTCGTCCATCTTGGCGCCCTGGCCCGGGGTGACGAAGTAGCCGCCGGGCAGCACGCCGATGCTGCGCAGTGCCAGCTCGAAGCCCTTCAGCCGGCGCTGGCCGCCTTCGACCTGCCAGCGCAGGTAGCTGCTGGCCGGGCGCCCTCCTCCGCCGACCTGCTTGAAGTCGACGACGGCGGAGAGGTCGGCCACGGTGGCGCGCTTGGCGACGGTGAGGCTGTTGAGGGTGAACGGCGTGGGCCGGTCGAGGCTGTCGCGCATCTCATGCCGAACGGCGTCCTGCACCGGGTAGCGCGCCAGGGTGTTGAGGGTGAGGCTGGCGGCGTAGCGGGCCTGCTGGGTCAGGCTGGCGAGCTTGCGCTGCAGCTGGGGGAGGCCTTCGAGGGTGACTTTCATGGCTGCTCCTGGGTGTCGGTGGCATCGAGGCGCAGGCCGGCGGCGCCCAGCTGCTCGGGGCGCAGGCGGCGCAGTGCGGCGGCGAACTCGCGGCGCACGAGACGGCGGGCGGCGGCGATCTCGCCGGACAGCAGGCGGCGGCGGTCGGCGTCGCTGGTGGCGGCGGCCAGACGGGGGGCGGTCTGGTCGATGAGGCGCTCGACGGTGGCGCGCAGCGTGGCGCCGAGGCCGTGGGCTTCACGCTGGATGGCGCCGCGGGGGATGCGGGCGCCGGATTGCAGGTCGAGGCTCAGCAGGAGC